TCGGACACGATTAATTTTATTTTTACGCTTATTTTTATTTTTATTTTTGTTTTTAATTTTATTATTGCTAGTCAAAGAGGGTAATCTCTTTTGTTTAATGGCCATTGGATTAGATTTAGATATTAAAGGTTTATTAGCCATAATTGAAGTTCCTAGATAACGATTAGATACAGCATTTACAGCCATAGGTATTAGACTAGTTTGAGCTAAAGCTCTACCAGCAGATACTGCGAATCTACCTGTTGATCTAATAAAATTAGCAAAACTATCAAATTTAGTAACTACTGGAAATTCACCTTCACAAGCCCTAGATAAAACTTGGGCTATAAATAAATAATTTAAATCGCAAGGTGAAGGTGTTGGGAAAAGTGGTGTAGGTTTGTTTAATAAAAGTTCAAGCCAAAATACACTTTCAAGAATAAGAGGATAAGTGTATGTAGAATTACCACCACTTGTAACAATTGGTACAGGATTCATGAATTCTATTACAATAGCTGGTAATGCGTAAGTATTACCATTAAAACTGCTATAAGTAGTCCAGTCCGAAGTAGAACGATATTTCTTAAAATCGTCAATTTGTTGAAAAGGATCAAGTCTAACAGTAGCACCTTGATCATTGTTAAACATCTTTAAACAATCCATTTGTTGGGCCAAAGAAAAATAACTTGTAGAATTATTGTATGCTGAATAACCATCAGATGGTTTCATTAAACCTGCATACATTCTAGAAATTGCAACTGTAGTAGAGGCAGTAACTTCTTCAATCAAACATTTACACCGTATTGCTCCTGAAACAAAACGGTAGTATTGACCATATGAACCTAAATTTGAGTAGTTTGATTGGGCTACAGCTGCAGTAGGGGCTCCAATTTGGATGCCACCGGCCGTTAAAGGTAATGCTAGTATTGAATAGCCAGCATTAGATATTACAGAATGTTCAGCATATTGATTTGAACCTATAAGTAGAAAAATGGCAATTCCTTGTGAAGCAGTTGAAGTTGAATTAACGGTAATTGTTAAGCCGTTATTTATTGAATAATCTTTCCATGGAATTGACATTTGTGGATCGTTATCAATGATACGTCCAGGTACTGAACATGCAAATGGATTTGTAACACAATTGATGAAATCAATTGTTGGTTGTGGAAAAGAATCTTTATTCATATTATTATTTGTGATAGGAGTAGTTTGTTATCTTGCTCAGGATTAAAGTTGATCAGTTATATCTTTATGTCGTAAAGAATCTGAATAAACACCTGTTACTATATAATTTATTAATTTACTACAAGTATTCAACTGAGCAAAATAATATAATATAACATCATGTGGTAGTTTACTTAATTCACTTTCTTTATGAGCTTTGTTACATTTCTTATTACATCTTGGAACCACACATCTGTTGACGCCTTTCAACTTTTCTTTTAATTGTAATCTATATTGTTGTAATTCAAGTTTATTATTAAAATTTAAATCCTTAAATTGTTCAAATATAGGATTAATATACTTACTTTGATCCACTATATTAGTTAGTATTTTTAGCTTATCATCAACAGTAATATCAGCTGCTTGATTTTTATTATTTTCTATTAAACCTTCCAAATATTTATCTAATTTAACATTATTTTGTTTTTTATTTTTATTTTTAATATTAACATTCATTATTTTAGTTTCTTTACTTTGTTGTAATGGTTTAATAGTTGGCTTTTCATCATGTTTAGTGAAAGTAGCCAAGTCCGGTTTTTCTGAATTGAAGCTTGAAGAAATTTTTTCTTCTTCAACTAAAGCTTTTCTTTGTGCATTTACTTCATGCATTTGTTCACATATTTTATTAGTAGCAACTGTATTATCTTGTACAGTGAAAGAAATTTGTTCATGATTATCAACTGGTAATTTTAATTTAATATTATGACTAACATCAAATATAAATTCTTCTACGCAACCACCACCTTCCGGATCATAACGATCTTTTGAAAAAGGCAAAATGAAAGGTGGAAGAAGTCCTTTTAAGTTGAAATCTGTTAAAAACTTTAATTCATCAAAATGAATTTTTGCACCCTTACCATTTAAGTCTACATCAATAATACGTAATACTGTTTCATCAGTTTTATTTAATTTATTACTTTTCATCATTTCTGTCCAATTAGTAAATGATTTTTCATTGATATTATAACGTTTTTGTAAAGCCAAATTAGTTATATTAGTTGCAGACTCATTAACTCTCTCTATTGTGGGTACATAATCAAAAGCAGTATTCAATGAATATTCTCTAGTTTTAGGTGCACTACGTGTTACAGTACTATACTTAGAATAAACTCTTTTATGCCAAACTTGCATTGGTATTACACAACTATAATTTCTAGCATAATTTAATGCATTTTGTTTTATCCAGGCTTTCTGGGCATAACCTTTATATTTATGAATAGATATGTAAGCTTTTTGTAAATTCTTTCCTATTAAAGGAATATGTAAGTGTGTATTTATAAATTTATTTTTAACACATCTTGTTGCAGGTACAAAACAACCTGACAGAAATGTTGCTGAATAAATATCAGTTATCTCACTTTTAACTTCCATACCGACTTTTAACATATCATATTCATATTGTTCTTTATCAATACACCAATCATCCATTATTATTAAAGTATCATCGCCAGTAAAAATTATTCTACATCTATCTTGTTCCAATAATTTAAGAATATCTACCTGCTTATTTAATACATATAATTGTATCATGATATTAATATATGAATTACCTATTGATGTATTTTGGTCTCCTGAACTTCTGGTACCTTCAACTTCATAATACCATCGTTCACCTAATGATCTATTACAAGAAAAGCCTCTTGTTTTTCTTTGTGAATTTAAAATATTTTGTATATCACCATTATTAGGAAACATATAATTAAAAAGAATTTGTTCAAGCAATTTATATTCATTAGATATATGGGAATCAAATTTTTTATAATCAGTACTTAAAAATTTTGGATTATTATACTTAATATATATATCATGTATGAAATCACCTAATTCATCCCTATTCATACCATTAGCATAAACAATTTTACCATTTAAAGCTGTTATATCAAATGTAGCTAAATCTGTATTTTGTTTATGTTTTAAGAAAGATAGTACATGTGAAAATATTTTACTGGCAGTTTTAGTATATTTACCTAATGTTATATTATAATCATCTTGTTTGCCAGTAATATGTCTAGGAATAAAAACGGGTTTAAAATGTGCTTCTTTCTTTATAAAACACTTGGATAATGTTGATCTTTTACCTAATAAAAATTGGTTTGTATATTCTTCAAATTTACTACCTGCATATGAAAATTGTTGATCTTTTCTTAAAGTATTTACCCATGCACTTTGTGACATCAAATTTACAGTTTTTAATTTTAAAATTTCATTTGTAAAATATTTAGTATATCTAACTAAATCATCTATTTCATCTTCTTCAATACATTCAACATCTTTTAATTGTCTTTGTACTAAAGCATTAACTATATCATGTGCACAACCTAATGGGTAATAAACTTCATCGTAGAAGCAATCTTCATAAACCCAAGCTACTGGTTTTGTACGAACACATTTTTCTGGTAATAATTCTATAGCGTACTGATCTATTTTAGCACCTTTCTTTAATGGTACCATTTCAACATGGCCTGAACAAATACCATGTTTACAATCCAAAGATATTTGCTCACTTTCTTCTTTCATTTCATCATTATCATTTAACCAGAAATGTGAACCTAAAATTACCATTGCTAATTGTTGATCTTTCATATAAACATTTGATTTATTTTTTTTCTATAAAAGTAGCTACGTATGATCTCAATCTTTGTTCCATTGATTCATTTTTAAAAGCGGGTTTAACTTTACTCATCATTTCAACATAATCTTCATGTGGTATATATATATTCTTCCATATATCATTAGTTGTAGTTTTATAACGTACTGTGGCTCCAACTGAATTTATCATTATTTGAGGGTCAATTTTAAAATACCCTAAAGTTATTTTATGTTTAATTAATTGTATAAATTCTTTTACTTTAGTTTTAAAAAATTTATTGGGTGGTTGTTTAAATTTAACTACGTAAAAATTTTCTGTTTCAAAATGTATATCAAAATCATATTTACCTGTATAATTAACCATTTCATCACCTGAATACCATCCCAGATCTGAACTATGTATTAAAACTTCACCATTAATTGTATTTGCCACTGATTTGTTTCGTTTTGGTAATATACCGAAGTCATTTTCAACTTCGTTACCATTTAATTTTAATTGTCCTTGTTGTTTTTGATTATTTAATATTATTTGTACTGTATTAACTATCCATTGAACATATGTTAATTTTGTTGTGACATATTGTTCAAAAACAAATTTTAAATTAACATTTGGGAATTCTTTACGATTTAAAGGCATATAATTAGTAATAAGATTTCTAGAAGAATCCTCATACTGTAATGACATATTTAATTCTCTATTATCGTAATCTTCCATTGCTTCTTCATACTGTATTTTATGTTTTAATTGTATTGTTTTTTCTTTAAAT